ATACGCATTGCATCAGCACTGAAAATAGCAGCCTTAGCACCAGTTACACCAGTGTTGGTTGCGTTCAAGTAGCTGGATACAAAGAACTGTACGCCCATGATTGTTCCAAAGAATCCGCTACGTAGAGCTTGTCCTTGGAATAGGTCACCACCAGCATAGCTAGTAGAACCAATTGCAGTCATAAGAGCTGCGTAAGAACCAGCACCAACAATACCGAATAGAGGACCAGTTTCGCCAGCGCCACGGATTGTACCAACAGCGGCAGCAATTTCTTCAACATCTAAGTCGCCGCTGGTAATTTCTTGGCCAGTCAAGCCACCGATAACAGCCATAACATCCTTGTCGAATGCGGCACTAACAGAGTTACCTAGTACACGACCAATTTCTTGTGGGTCAATGTTACCTAAGTCGCGAACAACGCTACGAGCAGCGTAGACATTGCAGCTGATTGTGTTCTTAGTATCAGTAGAAAGAACTGTATCTAAATCAACACCTGGGCTTGCTTCGCTGGTTAGCTTAGTTGCTGTAACAGCAGCAAGTTCTGGAACCTGTAGAACACCATTAGGTGCGTTAACAACAGGAATCAATTGTCCGCCTAAGAATAGGGAACTTTCGTGTGCAGCATAAACTGTAGCTGCTTTTACTGGAACAAACAGGGCGTCTGTGTTGAACCCTGAGGTGTATGCGGAATTAGCCATGGTTAATCTCCTTTAAATTTGGCTTAAATGAGGCCTTTTGCTCTAGCCTCTTTGTAAATTTGTCTATCAGAAGCTTTTGTTAAATCCAATTTACTTAGATCAACACGACCATTACCAAGTGAGCTGGCTTGTACATTAGTCTTAGTATTAGTTGTAGCAGGACTGGATTGTACAAAGTGTGGGTTTTGTTTTAAGAACTCATCCACCAAATCCTCAACGGTAATTGGTGCACCACGATCATTGTAACGCACAGATCCTTTTGCATCTATGACTTCTACTTCACCATCTTCATTTAAACGAACACTTCCTTGCAGTAGTGTTCTAACCTGTTCGGCATTAACAGCACGATACTTGGCAGCGGCACCTAACAAAGGAGTATTCACTTTATATTCTTTGATAATAGCGTCTCTTTTAGAGATTTCAGCGTCCTTACGACTAGCAAGTTCTTGCAAAGTTTTTTCAAACTCACCACGCTTGATTTGTTGCTCTGTTTGGCGCTTGGTAGCTTCTTCACGAAGTTGTCTAAGCTCCTCTGGATCACCTAAATCTGCATATGGTTTAAGAAGTTTCTTTTCTAATGACCCTTTCATACGGGCCATCATATCATCTACTTCTTTTTGCGTATAGCTTCTATTATTTTGTGCCTGATTTTCTGTATCGCCAGTGGTATCAGTTACCGAATCGTTTACCAATGTATTGTCTGACATTGTGCATCGCCTCCAATGAGTTGTATAAGGTATTTATTTGACCTTGGAGTAAATGGTATTGAAATAGGAGTAATTAACGCTTTTTAGGCGGCTTCTTACCGTTTTTCTTTTTAGGGTACATGTTATTTTCCTTTGCGTGTAAATTTAGCTTTAAGACGCTTAGGTGCGCTAGCTCTAGCTTGGCTAAGTGCAATAGCAACAGCTTGCTTTTGGCTCATACCAGGATGCTTTTTCATTTCGTAGCTGATATTACGACTTATTGTTTTTTGTCCGTAACCTTTTTTTAGTGGCATTTTTTCGCTCCTTGTGTTTAGGATGTATTCGATCTGTGTGTGTACTGCTAATATAATCAACGAGGTTAATGGCCCAAGCAGCAAGCCTAGTTTTTGTCATTTTATTCCTAGCCATGTTGTTTTCTATTTTGCCTAACAAAGCATTACAACCACGGTGTAGGACACGGCGTACAAGCCCTGTTTTATGGTCATGGTCTAAGACCGCATCACCTTCTATTAGTTCCCCACATAAGGCACAACAATTGTTTTGCTGTGCCAATTGGGTTTGCCTATATTCTTGGACCTCGGTATATTTTAACCTCATTGCTTATCCGATTCGCTCCCGGATTACTCTTCGCCTTCTTTATGATACCAGCCTAAATTGGCCAATGCCACATGTTCTTCTTGTGTTTGTACTAAACGCTCTTCGCCTGTGACAGGATCTACCATAATATGCGGAGCAAATTCATAATAGTCTTCGCCTTCAGGTACACTATTAGGTTTGATAATTCTAGCATCTCTAACAGTGGCCAATTCATCTTCATCTAGATCTAACCAGTCTAAAAGTTTAGCATCAATAGCTGCAATTACTCTAGGATCTGTAGCAGCTGATTTGGCTGTTTGCAATTGTGCAACTTCACGGCCTGTGTCACGGATATTAAAGCTGCCTGGATAATCGATTTCGCCATCCCATGTATAGCCCATGTAAGCAGCCCAAATATTCCAAATGCCTTCTTCAGCCAGTTCTAAATTGTCTGCACTTTCACTTAGGCGTGCATTTAGCAAGGCAAATTCAGTTTCCATAGCAACACCACTTAATGTGCGGCTTTCTGTTGCACGTACAGCACCTGTGTTGGCCATTTTGTCAATGCTGCCAATGCCATGCTTCATTACATCTAGAATATTACCAACACTAGCACCAGCAAAGTCTAGAACATATGGTTTTAGACCTGGATCTAAGTTGTCAGGCATGTGTATGATAGCTCCTGCGCCAACACCTGCTTGTGTTTCTGGAGTCTTAACCAAACTAGGATGTGTATCTAGTCTAATGCTTTGGTCTATTTCGCTGGCACAGTTATAAAGGAAACGCTGCCAGTCAGCAATGTCTGCAATAGCACTGACACCAATGCCACGTACCATGCTGCGACGATTATAAGCACAAACAGCAGGGATAGCACCCAATTGATTAGGTTCTACATATTGGTCTTTAATTACTTTGTCTTTGGCATCAACTGTGCTAGTACGGATTTCAGTGCGTGTCCATTCTTTGATAGTGTTAACATCACCATTGACATCTTCTACGTATTTGAAATAGTCTAGTTCATAACGTCCAGCTGGGCTGCGTGTCCAACGCCAATCTAATACTACCAATGGTGTTAGTAAGTTTACATAAGGGCGCACTCCTAACATTTGTTCATCGGCACGTGTGGCCAAGTTTAAATTAGGTTTAGCTAGGATGATCCAGCAATGTCCAAATACATTGCTCCAAGTGCTGACATCCTTCATAAATGCATTTAGGCTGCGTCCATCCATGTCTGCATCGTTAAGAAAATCTTCTAGTTCTGGCATGCCTGTTAAGCTGCCATATTCTCTATCTGGTTCTTCACGGAATATAAAGCTGTTGTACACGCTGATAACGCTGGCACAGTGATTGTCTACTGGAGTAGCACGTAATCTAGCTTCATATTCAGCAGCAGTTTCTAATTGGTAGCGTGTTAATAGGCCTGCTTGTCTATAATCTTCGCCGCCCAAATAGCTTTGCATAAGGTAAAGCCATTGTGGGTAATAACCACTGAATATTCGGTTACCTGATAATAATTGTGTGACTTCTTGTTCTAATGCTGTAGTAACATCCATTTTGTTGTCCTTGTTTTATTTGACCGCATGTGTCCATCGTTGTGGCACTAACAGTCGGGGATCTATGTCCCTCTTAATTGGGAATAGGTAATCCACCATGTAGCCTAGTGCGTCCATCATGTGGTCATAGCCTGAATCTTTATCAGGTTGGCTTGTGCCTTCTTTGTACGTATGTCTTTCAAGACCTTCTATCGTATATTTACACCGAGGATGGATAAACAGGCGTCGAATACCCGTAGAATCGCATAATCTTGAATTGACTGCATTTATTCTGTCTCGGACTGGGGTGTGGCTGTTGGGGGCCTTGACAATGAATCCTGAGTTATTGAGGATGGTGATGTCAGTAAGGCCGCCAGCCGAGGTTTTGCGTTGTCTTCCCGCTGGATCTGGATATGCCCAGATTTTACTCTTAGGATATCTGCTCTTAATTTCATCCACTGCTTCTTGGGTGTTAGAAGAAAACATACGGATTTCGTCGATGACATAAAGTGTGTCCCCTTGTCTAATGGCTATAACAGCACTCATAGGATCAATATTAAAGTCCATGCCTATGTATATTACATCTGTGCTTGTTATTGGTTGGTCCACAACATTGAATTTACGGTCAAATGCGTAATATATTCTACCTGCGTAAGTTTCAAATGTAGCCAAAAACTCTTGGCGAAACTGTCTAATATCCAAGTCACGTCGAGCTGCTTCTATTTCTTCTGCACTAACACGACCGCCATCAATAGTTGTATATTGGAAACTCTTCCATTGTTCGGGGAACTCTTGTTCCATTTGGTACAGTTCATATGCCCAGTTAGCAATGCCTTTGGGTGTGCCAATAAACATGGCCTTGCCCTGCTTGTCTGCTAGTGTTGGACGTAATACTTCATACCAAGCTTCTGGTTTGATATCTGCAAATTCATCGCAGCAAAGGAAATCTAATCCAATACCGCGCAAACTGTCTTCATTGTCTGCACCTTTTAGGCTTATGGTGCTGCCATTCTTAAGTAAAATGCTTAGTTCACTTTCGTTGGTTTTGCGTATCCAACGTAGATCCTGTAGTCTGTTTTTAAGTTTACGCCAAACAATCATACGTGCCTGTTTGTAAGTAGGGGCTACGTACCATATTTCCTTGTTGGGTTCACGTGCATGATAGCATAATTCACGTATGGCCAAGTGCGTTTTGCCAAAGCGGCGTCCAGCAATTACCACACGAAACCTGTGTGAATCTTCTGCTATTTTTGTCTGTGGCTCACTTAAAGACATTGTTTAATACTTGGTGCCAATCTACGTGTGCTGCTATAAATGCTACAATAGGGCCTAGTACAGCAAATGCTATCAGTACTCTATCTTTAAGTGTCATTAGGCTTCTTATGTCCCGGCTCAGTTCAGCATGTTGTGTACAACTAGCTTCATACATGGTTTTAAGTTGACCTTTAAGGTCTTGATTGTTTTCTTTAACTTCTTGTTTTAATTCGTCTACTTTTGTGTCCAAGTTATCTACTTTGGTTTCCAGTACACTTACACGTTCATTAACAGTACCGCGGGGCATTACAAGTCTCCATCATTCCAAGGCAATGGGCTGTTTGCATCACTGTCCTGTGGGTTATCTGTTTGTCCTAGAACGTTTTTGCCCAGCCAAATTAACATACTGGCATTTCCTGACATTGCAACACGTATCTGTGCAGCTCTTAGTCTGCGCTTTAGTTCTGCACGGCCTTTTGCAATGTAATCACTAAAGTTGTATTTTAAGGTTTCCCTGTTTATTTGAAACCAATCGGCCATTTCTTCCATAGTACAGCCTAGCGCAGCTAACTTCCATACTTCATCCGGGGGCACTATCTTTCGGTTTGGTCCTCGTCCTACGACGAGTCCTTGTCTTTCCACCGTGCCCCATTTAGGATTTTGACGGGGTTTGAACTGCCATTTCTCGGCTATTTCTTGGTCCGGAGCTTGTGCTGCTATTGTACAATCACAGTCATGCTCGTGAGTACATTCAGGTAGTGTTATTTTTGGTGGATGTACCTCAATGGCACCACTGTCCACAATGTTTGGATTTTGCATAATGATATTTACAGCGAACCCAAAAAAAGAGGCCCGAAATAGGCCTCTTTTAAAACCTTTAATGGGCAAAAGGTTTTAAGATTTAAGGAAAAATGTAGCCAGAGACTACAATATTATTTATTACGCACTACGGTTATCTACTAAAACTCTGAAGTTTCTGCGATCAATTAAGCCATCTGCTGTAACTACTCTAGCAGTAACAATATAAGTCTTGCTGACTTGTCCGCCTGCTAGTGTAATATAAGTCTTAGTGCCTGACTGGATGCCAGTGGCCACTTGTGTTAATGGAGTTGGATCATTTACACGGGCTGCTATAGTCCAAGTGCAACTGGCAATTGAATCGCCTGTTTCTAGCCATTCACTCCAGTCTAGTGTATAGGTTAATTGGGCTTGTACATCTTTGGTAACGTTTAGTCCAGTGCTGGTCTGTTCAAAACCCATTCTGTTAATTACGGTCATATTAGTGTCCTTTAATTGTATATTCTCTTGTTTCGTAATCTATCATGAACTCACGTGTTTCAGGTTTGATCTTGTAAGTTCTTGATTCTCTTGGGATTACATATGTCAGGTCTGCAATAATATGCAGTAATGTTCCTGTACTTAGTACAAAGCCTTGGCATTGTAAGTTAGCAGCCAATTGGATCTGCTTGCCGCCAACTAAGGTCAATTGGCTTTGGGCTGTTGCTGCGGCTGCTAATGGCTTGATTCTTGTTGGTTGTACAGTTAGCGTACAACTATTGAACAAGCTGCCGTTTAGCTGTGTAATTTCGCCTGCACCTGCTGTCAATGTGACCTGTGTTGTCAAGTTAGCAGTTAAGCTAGCACTACGTTTGGCCTGTGCTGACAATGCGCTAGTGCTAGTTAAATGTACAGGCACAACAGTAGCTACAATTGCTTGGGCAGTTAGTGTTGCTTGTGTGCTCAAGCTGCTGCTAAATGGCTTGTTAACACTGGTCTGGATTGATAATTGGGCTTGGCTAGTTAAATTAGCCTGTTGGCCGCGAATACTTTGTGCTTGAGCAGTCAATGACGCTGTGGATCCTAAGCTGACTAAAGTGCGACCAATTTTGTTAATCGCTA